AAATCTTGGAGGGCCCTATGGTAGAGATATGCCTCGGGATTCTCCTCTATTAGTTTTTTAGTTCGTCGATATCGTTAGCCTTACTACCAGCCATTACTTCTTGCAATGCAGCTGTTAATACTTGTGTTTCGCCAGGGTATAACATAGCGCCCAACAATTCATTAGCGGAGGATACACCATAAGAGTCTTGCAATTCGGCATCGTTAAGAGATGGATACAATACGACAGCTTCGAGGAGTTCAGCGTTAAGATTTTCTTCGTTAACAGTCGACTCTTTCTTACCGTTTTTAATAGTAGTTTTAGTATTACGTTTCGTAATTTCTTCGACTAGTTTAGTACTAATAGGATGTAGTACCCATTCAATCGGATTACCGTCTTGATCGGTAAAACGTTCAGATACGACTACCTTTACATCGGGTAAGGATTTAGCATTAGATTTAAAGAATCCGTTTAAGGACATATTTTTGATATCTGCCATATAGGGTTAATCTCCTTGTATAGAATAATAAGGAGCCATAAGGCCCCTTATCTAAGATTTACATATTGCGAATTAGGCTTGCATACCGTCTAATTCTTTGAAGTTTTCTGGAATTTCGAGACCTTCGAATGTGAAGTCTACGTCTTGTTCTAGGTATTTGCCGTCAGCATCAGCTAATGTAAGGTCGAAGTTATCGATATTAACACCTTTGATAACGACTGTACGAGAACCAGCTGCGGAATCGGAATCTTCGTTAGTCACTTGAAGATCGAAGTATACGTCTTTACCGTGATTCATGAAATCGAGCATCAATTCAGTAAAGATCGGTGTATTATCGTATACTGTCATAGAACCAGTACCTTTAGCACCAGTAGATTTATTGCCTTTATTAATACGGCCTAAAATAGCCACTTCTTCTTTAGTTTTATCAACTTTAATAGTGACTTTTTTAGCGTTAAGTAACAAACGACGTTTACCGTTGATAGTCATGTAAGCACGAGCTTCGACTGCACGAATAACGTCTTTTGCTAACATAGTTTGAGCTTTATCTGCCATTATTTAATACTCCTTATTTAACGTAGCAAGTAGCGTACAATTTATCCATAGCAACGGTAGGGTTGATTTCGTAATTAACGACTACAGAACCTTTTTCGTCGCCCTCTGTCGGGATTTCTACATCCTTGGATTCGAATTCTTTAATAGCACGTACTTTAGCATAGTCTTCAAATAATTTAACGATATCGTTCCAGAGAGCAATACGACCGTCTTTATCATTAGGAGTTTTACCTAGATAATAATTGTTAAATAAGCGAGCTACATCGTATGCGGAGTTATCGAGGACGCGAATGACTTGGTTAAGAGCGAAGTCTTTAGTACGTTCTTTAGAGAATTCAGTAAACGTATTAACGTCGGATAACAAACGAGTGTTACCTTTTACGTTGCCAGATGCGGAATCGGCTACGTTGTGGAATACGATTTGGCCGCCTTTAATAAATTGTTCTAATTCGTATTGTTTATATTGCACGTTGAAGTTATATTCACCGTCATAAATTTTATTAGTCAAAGATTTATTAATCGGGCAAGATGCTTCTGCGCCAGTTAACCAGTAGACACCAGCACCAGGTTCAGCACCGCTATCTGTTACTTTATTAGCTAGGGAAATAACGCCTTCGTAGTTAGCACGAGTATTGTTATAAAGTGCTACCTGGAATTTCTGACCAGTGGTTTCACGAGTACGCTTAGCAAATGCGATAAATAAGTTTTGAATTGTAGTATCGGAGCCAGTATAACCTAATACATTGAAGTAGAATGGTTCGATCAATTCAATATACTTCTGATAGTCAGATGCTTGTACAGCTGTACCGTTAGTACCACCAGTAAGGTAAGTAGCTGCCTGTGCTGTAAATGCGGACATTTCGTTAAATGTTACATACGCGTTATTAACGAGTTCTTTCGGTGTAGAAAGACCAGTTTGTTCGTCGACTTTCTTAACGACATCATCTGTTTTAAGGTAAGTCGTTACTACGAATTTAGATGCATCGTTAATGTCGGCAGAAATAGCGACAGCGATATCGTTACCACGTACACCACCGCACGTAGCAGTCGCTACGGTAGATTGTGCTTTAACTGCGTCAGAGTTTAAGCGATATAGATATAAAGTTTTAGTATTAATAAAAAGATCGCGAAGACCTTTCATTTTTTCGTGAGCATAATCGTAACCGAAGATTTTAACGGAATCCTTTTGGAATTCTTCTTGTTCGACACGTACGATTTTGCCTGTTTCGCCCCAGTCAAGAGATAAAGCCATTGTTGCGTAACCGCGATCTACGATTTCGGCAAATGCTTTATTCTTGGAAACGAAGTTGATATATGCGCCTGGCAATGTTTTATTTTGAAATAGCCAGTAACCGCCACCTAATGCCATAGAGTAGTTCTCCTTTATTCAAAAAATTAATCGTTGAAGATTTCGTCATTGAAAACTTCAATGACGGGCTTATTTAATGTATCTTGTAGTAAAGCTTCGACCTCTTCGATGCTGTATTCACGATCTTCGATTACAGCGGCAATTAAGTCGGCATATTGTTTAAAACGATCAGAAGCGATAATCACTTCTGGAGTAAAAGTAGCAACTGGAGCAGTAGCTTCTTCTTCTACTGCAATATTAGTATCTACTACTTCGTCAGTCTTTTTTGTTCTTGGCATGATCTGTTACCTCTTGAGTTTGTTCTAATGTAAGCATAGGATCTTTATCTAACACTTTTAAGATGTGGTATTCATACGAGACTTTAAAATGTAGTATCCCGTCCGTAACACGGTGACTCATATCGATACCGTTAAGCATAGATCCGTCAGAGAGTGTTATATATTCTAAGTCGAAATATAAACTCTCCGTTACGGGATTAATCTGTACCTTCTGTTCTTCGATGTAGTCATCGTCTGAAATAAAGAACATAATATCAAAGTCATTTCTGCGTTCATAACGTACGTCGAGTAAATGCTTCTGTTCTGTATTAAGTGTTTCGATAACGAAACAGGGGAATTGTGCATCTGATTTAATCTCGTCGATGTATATAGGATATTTAAAAGAGTTAAATAATGATTTAGCTATGCCGTCGATGATTTCATTAATATAGTTCATTATTTGCTCCACGTTGATAAGTAGTCGTCGAGCGCGTTCTTCATAATCTTTTCTGAAGCTCTTCTCGTAGCCGCTTCTGCCTTCTCTTGCATGTGTAGGCCTTTAACAAACGACTTAGTAAGACGTTTACCTAATACGGGGATAAAACGTCCTGGTTGTTGTCTATGGCCGTCGTTAACGTACGATGCATAGGAAGCTGAATTAAGTACTTTAACGGTACTATCGTTAATACGTTCTGCTTCCCAGGATCGTCTCATGTGTTCCGATTCGGAGTGATATTTGCCGTCCGGCGATATTTGTAGTTGACCGACCGGAGTATTCGCTATAGCTTCGGCTAAATAATGTTGTGCTAAGTTATCGGTGATCTTCTCGTTTAAAGAAGATACGTTATTTTGAAGCTCTTGTGTTCTTCTTAATAACTCTTCAAAACCGGAGAGATCGACTGTTACGTTAGCCATTATGTTTACTCTTTAGCGTTAACTGGATCTCTTGGTGAGTGTCGTATAACGCAACTTGAGAAGAAGCTGTATATGCGAAGTGTCGACCGTTACGGATAACCTCGATATCGGTACCTGGCTTAATTTCGACGTCGGGCGAAATGAATAAGACTACGGTCTGTGAAGCCGATGGTAGCTTATTAATAATGTCGTTAGATTGAAGCGTTTTAAATGAAACTCGACAAGGGTAACTAACTGCCTCGAGTTCGCCGTTCTTAATTATGCCAGTGAGAGGATCTTGAATGGCTTTCTTTTGTTCAGTAAGAATACATGTATCTTGATAAAGACGCTCGAAATGTTGACGAGCTACCATTTTAATGTTCGATAACATGTTATGTCTGTACCTTCCAATGAAGTCCATTTACTAATAAGAGAAGATAGATATGATAAGGTATTATCGCCGCCGAATTCTATTTCAGTGTCGCCTTCCTTAAGCCTTTTGATTGGCTGTAAGTCAGCTTCTTTGAGAATCAAATCCTTATGGTGATCGATAAACCTTGCGGCTACTCTTTTATCGAGTAGTCCAGATAGTTCGGAAGGCAAATCTTCTAGGTTGAGGATATTAAGAAGATATTGCCGTTCCGCATCATAGATATATTGAAGAACAGAGTCGTATTCTTGCGTCACGTTAAAATGTGTCGCTATACGTATTAGTTCTTTTATTTGATCCATGATATTAACCTATATTATTTTTTGAAAGTTGCT